TGTTTTATTAGATGATGATAAAAATCATGAGCTTTAATTGTTGAACCTTTCCTCCCAGAAATTGTGTCAATATAGAAATGTTTATCATGTAATTGTCCACCTACCCATATGTCAGGTAAATTGGTATGTGGATTATGAGCATAAAAATTTGTATCAATAATGTCATTCTTACTTTCATGTTTATAAAGATGATGCCCAGATTTCATTACACTTAAAAAATTATGTTGATTTCCTTGCTGATTGTATGGCTCAGTATCAGTCAATCTATGTTCCATTCCATACTGATCACTCACCATTGGAGTTTCAGAAAGAGGAATGATTGCTCTTAGACGTTTCATGTGTTTGGCGCTATGGTTGTGGTTTTTACTACACCCCAATCATCATCAAACCAAATCAAATGAGGATCAATGGACAATACAGAATTGCTTGTGGGCTCGCCATTTGCTGTGAGTCCCGGTTGGATTGTAAGTCTGTCTACAACATCGCCTGTATTGGCTGTATCTGTATAGAAATTGGTAACGACGAATTTAATTAGAGGTTTCTCAATAACAGGACCATAGAGGTAACCTTGAAGATTGAAGTCCAGAGTCCAAATCTGCGCGCGACGATCAGCAGTGAAATCACCCTCATAATTATCTTCAGGATAAACACTTTTAAGCGAGATTGGAATATCTATAGTCAGATTTATTTCAGGAATGAGATGCACGGTAGGTGTGTAGTCTGGCGTGAAGAATGGGAGGATTTGTTCAACAATTTTCAAGTTATCTTCTGTATTCTTCGCATAAACATAAAGTCGGAAATTGAAGTCATAAGCTACAGGAACAAATTGTGTAAAGACATGATCAGCATCATCGCCTTTACGAACATATCTGTTTATCTTAGGTAGTTTTCTATCTCCATTATAATACGCTCCAAGATACTCAAACGACATTCTTGGCAAAGTAATAGCAGTTTCTCTATCAATTGCTGGGTCTTGTTTCAAACGTGCAATAATCTTATCCTTTGGAGCAAAAGATAAAGGCACCTTCATAGATTGCAACTGAGTACCATCACTAGCCGTTCTGCTAATGTTGATATTATCAAATAGTAATCCAAAGACAATACTATATCGCTTTATTAGTTGGAAATAAAAATTATGACCTAAGATGGTAGTAAATCCTTTAGTTCTTTTCAGTCATGTATGTGGTAATTATTACAGTTAGACAAATGAATCCAACACAAATAACCAGAGCGAGTTCCCATCCCATAATGTTTTCCTTTCGTTTTTAGTGTTCAATTTCTCCAAAAGGGTCACTTTCAGAAAAATCAATGATATCGCTGACATTATCCGTCAATGTTGCATTATCGTCGGGTTCAGCTGCATCTTGATATTTATATGGACTACGCACAATGATGTGACCTTGATCTGTTTTAATTGGCTGTCTTAGATCAGTAAGAATACCATAATCATAGATATTCGTTGAGAATTTCGCATTGATTTCATCTATCTCAGGTATGCCAGTATCAAAGTGTTCGTTACTGTATTCATAAAGTTCGCAATACATATCAAACGTAGGCAGAATACCTAAAGGATAATGGATCGGTTTGTTCTGAATATACTTTATTTCAAATGCTTTTTGATTGAGAGGATAATAAATCAAATCTCCTTCACGGGGACGAATTAAATCAGTCTCTCGCCCAATGAGGTTGTCAAATGTGCGTTTGGCTACGGTGAATGTGATTTGATCACGAATTTCAACGCCAAATTTAGAAAAGAGGTTTCCTTCTCCCTCAAATCCATCATAGGTCTTGACATATAACTCAATATAGAAAGTTTGACGAAATGTTGAAATATCTGACTGACCAAAAATAGCATCCTCTGTTTCTCTTATTCTAGGTAAATAGATCATATCTATACCATAGATTTTGATACTTTCAACAATCAAGTCTTGAAGTAATTCTTGTTCGTTACTAGCCCCGACGTTATTGAAAAAAGTTGATGTAGCCATTATTTTCTTTTCTTCGGTTCTATGCCAATCTCATGACCATATCGCTTTATTGCATGTGAGATTTCATTAGGAAGAATATCCATATCTTTTCCTATATCCCTTGGTTTTCCTTTATGTTTCGTATGAGAAGCTTTCAAAGCTTGTAAGGATTCAGCGTCCCATCTATAGCGTTGCCCTTTTCCACTACGTTTTGGAGCATCAGGATAATGATATCTTATTGTATCAAAAACTTCTTTATGTGATCTATCGTTTCCATGAACATCATTAAGTCTCTTTGCAATTTCTTTATGGGATAAATCTGGATTACTGGCATGAGTTTTTAGATCATGAAGTTCTTCTTTAGGCCATGCTGTTCTTCTGGATTCTAATCCTAATTTGGTTTTGAATCTTTTATAAAGACCTTTGACATTATTTGGTTTTATTCCCATCCTCGCCCCAATTTCTTTATTAGATAAACCATTCTTAACATGGCCAGCAAATTCAGCTTTTCTTTCTTTTGTCCATTTAGAATTACCTTCATTGAGAAATTGTTTGAATTTCATCATAGAGGTTATCCCACGAGTCCAGGGATTGGTAAGCTCCAGGTGTTGTAAAGTTCTTGTTCTAATCGCAGTTTTTCCTCAACAGCTTCATTATAGATTTGTTGCCCATTGAAGATAACTCCCCCGACCATTGGCACCATACCATATTTCTTCAAGTTGTTACCCCATTGCTCTTTGACTAAGCATGTTGTATAACGTTGAAGCCAACGGTCGGACCACACTTCGGGAAAGTCTTCGGGGCTGATTTTCTTATAAGTTTCAAGAATGAGGTATGTTCCGATAGCGACCGCATCCCAAGACATATCAATCTCGCAGCGGTCTTTGTATTTGTTGAAGCGAAGTGGTTGCTTGCCCACAAGAACCTCTTCAATGAGGGCGATGTTCTGGCGCACGATATAGTAATCAGGAACCCATAGGTTTGACAACTGGTAAATATCATTCATGGCAATCTGATAGCGGATGTTGAAGATGCTGCTGACACTGGATTCAGCTATTCCAACATCAAACATATTGACGACGCCAGTGATATCTGCGGGCAATGGCACAAATCCGCCTAGTTCAGCCACCACGTTGGCAAAGGTGCCTCCAGAGGTCTGAATCGCGACCGTAGGGGCTGTTCCGAAGCCCTTGCCGTTATCTGTGAAGCTCACAGCTGTAATAAAACCGTTGCCGTTGGTTGTGATCGTTCCATTGGCTGCTAGGCCACCGCCTCCAGAGAACACAAGAGGATCAGAATTACTATACCCAATGCCCCCATTTTCAATTGTCAAGCCATAGATTCTGTCAGGATAGTTGTTGGCTACAATAACATGCTTAAAGAAAGCCTTTTCTGTGCCCTCAAAATGAAAGTCCCAGAAAGTCACAAGAGCAACGTCAATACAATCGTCTACTTGTTCATCAGCCACGTTGATTTCAATAGTAGGCTCCCCAAGTCGTCTCTTGCAGAAGGCGCCAAATTCAGCTCTTGTTGTTGGTATAGCCATGGTTTATCCTATGAAAACGTTGATGAATTTATTTAGTAAAAAGAAAAAGGGGCTTTTGGCCCCTTTCTTATGCGTCACTCGGTATCCTTTGGGTATCCGCGCTTCACGCACGAATCAGTAGTATAAACTGACGGCAAGGCGCTCTTACAACCGATCTGTCGCCTTGATTATATTTTCTTCTTATTTCTTTCCTGAAGAAACCATCATCATTTTATGACTCCTTGCGGCTTCATTCAATGTGAGTTTCTTTTCAGCTACTCTCTGAACAAGTTTTGGATCAGGTGCCACAGTATCATGAGCAACCACACCATTCAACTTCAAGAGAGACATGATTACATCCACAAGTGCGGAAACATTAGTGGCAGCTGGGCCTGTTCCGAAAATGGGTGCAATTAGCTTACTCCACCAAGTATCTTGCATCTTTGCAGGTTGTGGAAGGCCAAGCCAACCAACAACAAGCGCGATGACAGTTTGAACCCATGGCATGGAAAGATATGCAATCAGTGTTTCTAGCATGTTTTATAAACTCCTATAGGTTAGTATGATCATATCTGTATTTAGGTTATCAAAGATGTAAAAAAAGCCATACCTGAAAATATACTCCAATAAGGAGGCCGAGAGCTAACCATATGAAAGACGTAGATTTTTTTGACTCTTTGATAACTTTAAAGAAACAGAAGTTCAGCATTATAACCCAAATCCTCCTTTGAAGGCAATAGTTATTAATGTGCCGATGAACGCAGCTAGGATTAGGCCAATCGCTGCATAAACACTCCTTTGTACTGGAGCAAATTCCTTTTTTGTGACATATTCATCATTAAGCATGTCTTGAATGCTATTAATTTCCTTTTGGACAGCAATAATGCGTTCTTCCAAACGAACAAGTAATTCTCTTGTGTCCTCTCGTCTATAGTCAGGCGGCATCTTTAGTCTTTCAATTTACCTTGTTTTCTTAATTCTTCTCGGAATCGTTCTCCTGCTTCTCTACGTTTTTGTGCATTTGGAAATCTTTTAGTGTTATTATAATGAACATCGTCTCTTTTTTTCCAAACGTGTCTGTTTTTACTTCTATAATCGTTTTTTTCGTCTTCTTCTTTTACAGTTTTATAACGATTACTACGGATAACTGTTGGTTCTTGAGGTTTAATTACATGTCTATAAACGGCACGTTTGACATAAGGAAATGCTTGGTTTGCAGCTTTTAAGCCAGCTATTAGATCAACTGGAGTTACAGGATGAAAACTATCATGCCCGACAATACCATAGATCGCAGCATTAACGCCAGCAAAGCCGGCAGTAGCAGCTGTGTATCCCGCAACTTTCTTTTGTCGCGGCGACATTTTGTTTATGATTTCCCGTAGTCTTTTGCCCAAGGATTACCAACTTCCGCCGCCACCGCCGCCGCCGAAATCACCGCCACCGCCCTTGAAGGCACCTTTGGCACCAATTTTCGCTTGTTTGAAGTCGCCCTTCCATGAGCCTTTGTATTTCCAGAATTTCCAATCTTTATCGGATTTACCAGATGATTTTTCATGGGCTGGATTAGAAGTATCACGTCTGACAGGTGTTCCCGAGCCTACATGTTGATTAGTAGGATTCGTCATAACAGCGCCACGTTTTGTATCTTGAGATTGGAAGCCTTTACTTTGAGCCATTTTTGATCTTGCGACCATTTGATAACCGGACGCATGTTTTCTTGTGGTGCCTGTCATTGCGACTTTATTGGGTTTGACTTTAGTAAGGAAAGAACGAAATGATTTTTTGACATGACCCAAAATCGCTCTAGAGTCTTCTGTAGAAAAGTTCTTTTGTTTGAAAACACTACCATTCACATGAACAGTAGGACGATATGAACCTTCTTTTCCCATGCGGTAACGAACATGGACCTTATGACCATTGATTTCAGCATAGTCTACATAACCCTTGTTCTTACGAAAACGTCCAGGAAGAGGTTCAAGTTTTTCATTGAGGAATCGGATAAAGGAAATCATGGTTTTGGCCCTTTTTGTTGGTTATTCTTTATTTAGAATAACTAGGTCTTATAATAGTACCTTCAATACGCTCCAATACTGCCCCCGTCATAAAGAATAAAGCTCCAGCAAATATGGCTTTATTGAAAGCAAACTCCGAATTACAAGATGAAGTCCAATTATCACCTTCCTGATACATACAGGAGCCTTGGCAAAGCTGTAAAACAGGACAAGATTTACATTCTTCCCGATGTTCCCAATGATAAGCTGTGGTTAATCTAGCATTTTCTAGGGAATTGACATGACCGAGTCTATGTCTGCCCTTGGCACCTGTGTTTTGGCATGTCATGATG